CATGACCAATCAATACTTCAACAGCAATTCTTGGATTCTTTTCGGTTTGGTATGCTAAATCTACTATTGCACCTGCAATTCGATCCGCAATCTTATCAGGGTGGCATGGATTTACTTTTTCATACATTTATTTTCCTCCTCTCATTATTTTCTTGCTCTCAGTAATTTTTCCATCATTATGTCTTGTGGATCAAGTTCGTCAATTTCTGCTGATCCATTTTCTTGAATAATTTGATAAATTTGATACCACACTTGGTTTACTTGTTTCATGTATGCTTGCGACATCGAAACATACGGACTAGCGATTGCATTACCAGTTGTTGGATGTTTTGCCAGCATTCCAAATTCAGATATTGCTTCCTCACACTGAATCCAGCGTGATACACTCATCGCATATTGCTCGATTAATTGATTACCGACCAGCTTTTCACATCCACGTTTCTTTAGCCAGAGGTAGGTTGATTTGAAAATGTCTTCTGCATAAAAATCTTTTCCATTTTTCTGTTTTGCTTTTAGATAATCTTTAATCGGTGGAACATCGACACCTTCTATTTCACCAGGTTCAACCAAATCAACAATATCTGTAAAACTTGTTGTTAATACTTCAAGTTTCTTTTTTTGGGTTGGTTTCTTTCCGCTTCCAATTCTAGCTCCACCACGAGCTGTTCCATCTTTTGCCACTAGTCAATTCCCCCTTTGAAATCAAAAAAAATCGCACGAAGGCTCGGCTTCGGATTTTACGATAAAGGTTGTAAAGCTCATTATCCCCCTACCCATCAACCACGGTCACCTAACTCATAATGGATCTTGGTATGACAACTTTGACAAAGAGACATCAGGTTACTGAACTGGTTAGTTCCACCACGAGAAAGTGGTACAATGTGATGAACCTCTTCAACAGGATTGATTTTGCCTACTTCCAAACATTTCTCGCAAAGCGGATACTTCTTTACATAAAGTCCACGAATTCGTTTCCAGTTGTTGCCGTACTTCTTGTCATGGTTTGGTGCTCGATTGTATCTATCATATTGTTTATGCCTAAGTGAAGCATGTTCATCGCAATAAACTTTATAGGTAAGTTCAGGACATCCTGGAAATGCACATGGCTTTTTTGGTCTACTTGGCAATAGTCCTCTCCTCCATTTCGGTATGTAAAAAGGCCGACAGATTTCTCTGTCGACCTTAAGTTTTTTATAGCTTTCGCCTATTATAATTGTACCACACTATTGACATGATTACAAGAGTTCAAAGGGGTTTATTGTGGTCCAAATTTCACAAGAAGCAAAGCTGTTTTATGCCATCGTTTAGCGGTTGATATAGAAATTCCAAGTTCCTCAGCAATACCAGCCCAAGACAAGTATTTCAAATACCTTAACACAAGCAAGATTTTATGTTCCTCATTATCTAACGATTCAATAACTTCAAGTATTTCATTTCTACAAGTTTCAAGTTTCATTTTAAGGTTATTAATTTCTTCTTGGATATCAAGTGCTTTTTCAATCCACTTAACAAATGGTGCATCAAATGTTTTTGTTCCATCAACAGAAATTTTGTCAAAATTACAGCCTGAAATTGAGGATGCCAACTGCTCATATTCCTTAACTCTCATCTGTTTCTTTTCAATAATTTGCTCAAGTTTGTATACCTGAGATAAGTATTCTTTAGAAGTCATTAAACTCCTCCTTTAGTTTTGTTAAAAGTGAATAAGGATCATAATCAGTTAAGATATGAAACCATTCTGACATTATGAAAGATTCCACTTCCTTAATTGTCTCTAAGGCTTTTTTCTTTATTGCGTTTTTATAATCCTGGACTGCTTGAATAATAATAGCATTGGCTAAAAGCTTATATGGATCTGTCATAAGTCAAGTTAGCCTTTACTGCTCTAATCAATGCTTCTTGCGTTTTTTCTTTTTTGAGAAGTGACTTCAAGATATTTTCATCAATTGTGTTATCGGTAACAATGTGCTGAATAACTACCGTGCTAGAGGATTGGCCTTGTCGCCAGATTCGAGCTATTGTTTGAAGGTAGAGTTCAAGACTCCAAGTTAGACCAAACCAGACAAGCGTTGAGCCGCCATCTTGAAGGTTTAAACCATGACCGGCAGATGCCGGATGGATTAATCCCACTTGGATTTCACCTTTATTCCATTTTCTTATGCTTTCCTGCGACTTAATGACAGAGTAGTTTACCTTTATTCTTTTCATCCTTTCTACAATTCTAGTTAAGTCATGTTGAAACCAGTAAGCAACAAGTAGCGGCTTTCCATTCGCAGCTTCAATAATGTCCTCAAGGGCATCAAGTTTTCGATCATGAAAGCACTCAACTCCTCCAGCATCTTTGTAGATAGCACCATTTGCTAGTTGGGATAACTTGCTTGATAGCACTGCGGCATTCACCGCTGTTACCTCACCTTCTGGAAGCGACAATACCAACTCGCTACTAAGCCTATTATAAGTATCTCGTTCATCCCTAGAAAGGTATACTTTAAATTCGGAAGTTACTAGTTCAGGCATAGGGATGAAATCTTTTGCTTTCATGGAGATGGTTATGTCTTCAATTCTTTTATAGATTTCTCCTTCGGCAAACGGCAATGGTTTATAGCTAAATACCACATTCCCATTTCGCTTATCAGGAGTAAAGTAAGACTGTCTGTAAGCAGTAATGAACCTACCTAGTCTTTTACCAAAATCAAGGACTCTAAACTCAGCCCATAGATCCATCAATCCATTTGATGCAGGTGTTCCTGTTAGTCCAACAACCCGGTTGACTCTTGGTCGAACCTTCATCAAACTTTTAAACCTCTTTGCTTTTCCGTTCTTGAAAGAGGAAAGTTCATCAATCACAACCATGTCAAAGTTAAACTCGATCCCACTTTCCTCAACAAGCCACGTTACATTTTCTCGGTTGATGATATAGATATCTGCTTTGCTCTTTAGTGCCTTAGTTCTATCTTCCACACTACCAATTGCCACCGCACACTTTAGGTCACTTAAATGGTCCCATTTAGAAAGTTCTGTAGGCCATGTATCTCTTCCAACCCTAAGTGGTGCTATAACTAGAACCTTGTGAACTAGAAAGTAGTCAAAAAGAAGGTTGAAGATTGCACTAAGCGTAATCGAAGTTTTACCTAAGCCCATATCAAGGAATATGGCTGATATGGGTTTAGTTTCAATAAACTGAATTGCATATTTCTGATACTCATGTGGCTTATATTTCATCAATTATTCCTCCAATCTCCTTAACATCATCAAGAACATAAACCTTAAAGCCAAGTTGACGTAAGATTTCATGTCTTGCGACTTGTAGTGGTCTGGGTTTCTTGCCTGGTGCTTTGACTTCCACAAATGCCATTTTTCCATTAGGCATCAAGATAAGTCGATCTGGTAAACCATTCATCCCAGGACTAACGAGCTTCAGGGCAAGACCACCTTGCTTTTTGACTTCATCAACCAGACACTTTTCAATTGTCTTTTCCAAGTTGATCAACATAGTCAAACATTATATTTTTCAGAATGTGTATGTTGGGAAAGAATGGTCCCTTTGCACCTTTCATTTGTGTACCGTTTACAGATCCGTAGTAATAGCCACTTCTTGCTCGGTAAATAACATAAAGTGAATGCTTATAGATGAGCTTCAAGACACCTTTTTCTGTTTCAATCCAAGTTTTATGAATGAATGATTTTCTTCTATTGGCACGATTCTTGAGCACTCTCTCTCTGTCTTTAGCAGCCAAGATGTCTCCTTCCATAACACCAGCACAAATACATCCCACCTCAATTACTTCTGGATAGCCTTTGTGCTGCATCACGTGAACAAATCTTACCTGTGAGCATCCACCCCTTTAATGGAGCATCAAGTTCGTTTAACTTTTTATAGCACTTTGCTATATATTTACTGTTACTTTCCATTTTATTGTCCTTTCTACCCTCATTTTATGGAACAGATGCCACAAGTGAACAAGATTTCCCTATATAGCTATACGTGTACTGTATAGTAGTAGTAGTATTTATAATA